TTACACCAGCAATTTTCCTTTCAGCACTGTCACTGCCTTACCGCCAATCCTTACCCGGTCACCTTCCATAAGCAATTCCAGAAAACCACCTCGCTCAGATGCCTGATAGGCAGTAAACCGGTCCTTCTGCAGCTTTGCCTGCCAATACGGAGCAAGCTTACAGTGGGCGGAGCCGGTAACGGGATCTTCATTGATCCCTTCCACGGGAGCAAAAAAACGGGAGATAAAGTCATATTCCTTTGCTCCAGCTGCCGCTGTGACAATTGCCCCTCTGACGACTTGAGCCAGACGTGGAAAATCAGGAACAACGGACCTTACCTCTTCCTCTGTTGCCACTTCCACAAGATAATCGTCATTCACCCGGCCAATATAGAGCGGCTTAACCGGCAGTGCTGCCAGCAATCCTGCCGGCAGTTCACAGGCAGACGGTAAAGCGGCTGGAAAATTGAGTTCAATTAAACCGGTGCTTTCTTCATATGCAGCTGTCAGTAAACCGCTTAAGGTATAGAACCGGGCCTCCCGATCAGCCGGGAGCAGTTTTTCCGTATATAAGATATGCGCACTTGCTAACGTTGCGTGGCCGCATAACTTCACTTCCGTTTTCGGAGTAAACCACCGCAGCCGGTAGCCATCGTTTTCGGGCAGCAAAAAGGCGGTTTCCGACAAGTTCATTTCATAAGCTACGGCCTGCATCCAGCTATCCTCTCTGGGCTGATCGAGCAAGCAGACTGCTGCGGGATTACCTTTAAAAGGCTCACTGGTAAAAGCATCAACCTGATACATGATTAGTTCCATTTTCCTCTCTCCTCCTGTAGCGCCGTAATACTCATTAATTTCCCAACAAAAGAGAAAAAGTCCTGCCAGATTGTTCATAATCTGGCAGGACAAGGTTTTCCGGATTAATCTAGTCTATTTTATAACTATAGTTGGCGCAGGATTGCCAGTATGGCAAAAATACGGCGTATTTCCCGTTATACCCTCAGCCGTATTATCAACGGCTTCACAGTTATTTGCAACAATTACCCAAGGCCGATCTCCTTGCTTTGTCGGAACATTCGTCCCACTATAAAACCAAAAGATATGGCCTGATTTCATATTTGTCGTAATGTTTTCAAAGATAGTCTTATTGGGCAAAACTAGCTTACCATCAAAGACACATTCGTACGTGTATCCATTGGAGATTACCTGCGCACCTTGTGCATACGCTGTATTGGCCTGCCAAGTATCGATTTCAGCAGCCGTGGTTTGGTTTGTAGTTGCTGCTCGAGCTACTGCAGCCTCGCCGATATATTTTAGGATGACAGTACCATTTTTAAATACGTTACCGCTAGTATCTGTCGGGGCGGAAGAGCCGCTTGTCCCGGGTAAACTGAGGTAAAGGCGCACTTGCCCTCCCGTCTCGCCATAGTCACAAATAAAGATCATGCCCGATTTGTATTTAGTGCTGGAATTTCTCCATACACCATCTGCCTCTGTATTGGTAAGCCGCTGCCATACACAGGAGCCGTCTTGGAAAGTCCCTGCACTCGTCCATGCTGCCCCAGCTACAGGTCCCCATTTATTATTAATATTCGTTGTGCCTGCTGTAATGCATTTAACAACAAAGGTATTATCACAAATGATATCCCCTACCGCATAGGTATTACCTGCTACACGCCAAGTTAGAGCATGCCTGCCTAAACACTCAAGAGGGATTTCACCATCCATAATCACTGTACCTACTGCGGTTGCGGTAGGTTGAGACGAGCCGCTTGTCCCCATCTGAACCACATACAGGTGCGTCCCCGACTTAATGGTAGTGTCTACTGCAAAAGGGGTGTTCGCTTGCCACCCTACAGCGCCGGAAGGGTCTGGGGGATCAGGATCTACTACGACTGGAGATGTATAACCAGATTTATACTCCCAGATAATGTCCCCGTCAACGCAAAATGGATTACCTCGTGTTGGTAAAACGCCCGTTGTAGTGCCGTCATGATTAACCAATTGATAAATGTTACCCATTACTTCACAAAACGACCCCTTGGCATACCAGGCGTGATGAGTCCATGTCGCCCCAATAAATCTAAGGATAGCTGTACCACATTCACTTTTTCCGAACCAAAACGTGTCATATGGAGGGTACTCTGTTAGTACACCAGACTTGACCACTTCATAAATTCGCCCTTCAGTGGGAATGTGAATACGCTCTCCTGCAGTTACGGACATATTGGCATTCCATTCATTGCACCAGCTGGCCTTCGGAGATACGAAAGACCACCAACATTCATCGGGTTCATTGACTGCATCATTGACACCTTCTAGTACCGTACCGCTTGTATGCGTTGGCGGATACCCATTTGACTGTCCAGCTTTAGTACACCGGAATAAGTTAAGTGGATAGAAATTGGATTGACTTGCAGCACATAAATCTCCCACTGCGTAGTTATGCTTCGCTTTCCAGAGGATATCAGGCGTATAGCGTAGTTTTGCAGTGCCACAAGTAAATTCTATATTGTCCTTATTTTGCGGTTTACTCCCGCTAAAGTCCAACATACCTGCTTGTGTGCAGATGTAGTAACGTCGGTTGTAGAACTGCGTCTTTTTATCTTTGTCGAGGAAGGAGTCCATCACTCGCAAAACACCGTTTACAGGGATCGACCGTATATCATCGCCCCAATTAATACCGCGTCCATAATATTCCCATGTGACAGTGCCATCATTTGAAACGCCATAGACATGCGAAGGGCGAGTAGTACTGGTAGTCGCCCGGCGTGTACCTGTTATTTTAAAATATGCATAGTGAGTATTCGGGTTACTTGAGTGAATATAGAGATTTTTACAGATAATCTCTGGTAATTTAAAGTGCTTCGTTATTGCGGTAGCGTGTGGCGAAAACTCCATCTTGAAGATATTAAACTCATCGTCCGGCGGGTTCTTGGTAACGACACGACAATTGTCAACATATACGGAACCTTCAAAAATTCGGCCATAAGTAAGATTAAACTCAACAATATGAGAGGAGGGATAAGAGTCATTCGGGATGTTGTTGTAGAAAAATAAGCAGTTTGTGAAAGAAGCCACTCCCCTGCCATAGCCTATCTGAATGGCATGATTGTAAAAAGTACAGTTATCAGCATATAGGTTGGCGAAGTAATCATGAATATCGAGCCTGTTCAGATGGCAGCGCTTGAAATAAATATTTTTGACGCTGTCCATTGCGGTAACGCCCCAATATCCCTGCATTCGGCAATCTTCTACATGTACATCCGCACAATTAGTGATGCGCAGCATGTAACCCGATGTCCCACTTTCGCTCCCCTGCGCCTGTCCGGAAGCATTGAAGCCTTGAAGATTTTTTACGGTTACGTTGTACGAATCCCATAGGTAAATCATGGTATTTCTGAATTTTGTATTGTGTAACTCCTCCTGCTTCGGGTGGAATAGGAAATCCTTCACCGTGGCATTATGCCGCTTGCACCACATAACAGAGCAATACTTATTAGCAGATACGTCCAACTTGACATCACACCCAACAAACGTACCATGTACATTGGGAACGTAGGTGTAAGAGGCTTTCAATCTCGTGAAGGCTTGCTGGGTTGTCACCGTTCCATGCTCAAGATCCGAAATCTGACAATTGATTTCCTCACCACCTGCGTGGGTCCAGTCATCTACCAGCGGCGCAGTACAAATGCCATTCATTCCATGCACCATGAGTTCACGACGAGCTACCGTATAGAGGTATCCTGAGTCATCACGAGCAGGATAGGGTTCTTCCTCTATTTTCAAGACTGTATTTGCTGGCAGTTGATCGGCACTGGGCATTTTGATTACGAAATTATCCGCTTCAAAGGATGCTTTCATATCATCCGACAATTCGTAGTCAAAAAATAGGGAATTGACATCACCCCATACATAAATGCCAAACCAAGTCGCATTCGTATCGTCTACAAGTAACGTAGAACCGCTAAGATCCACATCAGAGCAGCATGCGATTGCATCCGTCCCTTTCTTATAAATGATACCTTGATGATTTGTGACTTTGCAAAAATACTGTTTTAACAGACCGGTACCGTTATAATTAAAAAGTGAATCTGCGTATTTATGGCAGAGTAGCATTGCAGGTGCATCATCGTTAACTCCATCAAGAAAAGCACCAAACTGCTTGTAATTCACTTCTTCTTTTTCGCTGATTTCGGCAAAAAGGCCGTTATTCAGCGCTATCGCCCAGGGCTTATCTGTATTGTCTTCAATGATAATATAGTTAGCTGCTCCCCCATCATATGGCTCATAATACCCTCGTACCGCTGCACTGTACCCAACTTGTGTATCACTTGATGCAATTAGATCCGCCACAGTGTCAAAATCATCGAATCCTCTCCCATCGCCCTTGGGTCCTGGAATGCCAACCTCTATTACTTTAATTTCAATTTCATTCGAGTCCAAAATACTAATCGGTGTATCGCTGTCCATATCAAGTGCACCAATAATCCGTGCCTGATCGATACTCATTTCGTCACCTCCGGGCTAACAAATACAAAGCCATTTAAAAGCCTTCTACGGCGGTCATTGTAGACAATAAACAGGTCGTACACATATCGCTCTGTTTTCCAATATGCCTCTCCTGACGCATCTAGTTGCATATTTCTGCCGATTTCTATTTTGATTTTCCCTTGTGTGGCCGGTTGTAAAATCTCAATTGCTGGCGAACACGAAACACTGCTGGATTGTGCTGTTTCTCGAATTTGCATTTCTACTGTTGCGTTTGTTAAATCTATTGGTTTTCCATCAATTTTATACAATGACAGTACTCTTTCCCAGTCCGTCCCTTGCTCAATATATAAATTCAGTTCTGCAGCTCTCATTACGCACCTCCTTGCCTATCTATAGGATATGACTATATCTTTCCACACTTTCTAATGGCTGCTCACTCTTGCCAAAAACGTTGAAGGATGTCAGTTTAATATAAATGGTCTGGCCGCTATTGACCTCGGCGTAGTTGTATTTGAAGACCGCTTCGTTGAGTTTTATAAACGGCGCACCTTCTTTATGCGCGCTTATCTGCGTTCCATAGATACCTCTCACCAGATAGGAAACATCATAGCAATTTTTACCCGTCAATTCGGCGTCTTTGTAGCTGATAAGCTCACCGTCTACATATGATAGCGTCGTATAGGTGTCGGCAGCTTCTTTCGCTACATTATAAATCTGCCCCCGGCTTTCGGATAAGTCCACGCTTAGAATATTGGTTATGTCCGGGTTCTGCATTCCGCCTTCTACCGTCTCCGTTTCCGGCGGCGGAACGGGTAAATCCGCTGTCAGCCGTCCCATGGTCGCCGGAGCGGTCACGCTGCCAATCCGCTGATAGGTACTGCCATCCTGCGATACCCAGACACCGCAGCCCCCCCAATTGATGCTTTTACCGCTGGCAGCCAGATATACCACCAGTGCGCCGCCGGTTAAGCCAGCGGGGGCATTGAACAAAATCGGCGGGTTCGCATCGCCTGGATCGGCAGCAGCGTTAAGGCTTGGACGATCAGCTGCCTGCGTGGTGTAGACAGTCGGACTATTGACGCCCTCAGGGCAGTCCTCAGCGACAATCCGCAAGTTTTGTTCGTCATCTTCCTCAATTTCGATGATTCTGACCGGATGATGATCCAGTCCCAGAAACGCTTTTTCTGTGATTGTTATAACATCCATCGGATCAAGGAGGCAATGCCGCCATGAAAGTGTAAATTCATACTGCATGGCCGTGTAAAGCTGCCTTTGCAGTATGCTTTGTGCTGCAAATTGTCCGACCGACGCTTGGGTAATAAAGTGCATTTCGATGCTGTCAGCCTGCCGGATGCCTCTTGTACTGACATCTACATCGTCGGTTGCCTTAATCGGCTCGATGTTATAGTCATTGGCACGGTTCATGATTTCGATAGGCTGAACGTTGAAGCGGTCGGCAACAAGGTTCGGCTTAGCCCTGACCGGCGGCTCGCCCTCAACATAAACAAAATCATCCATCGTGATATCGTAAATTGGTGCTTTGGGGGGCTTGTAGGTTGCACCACCTCCCGTGACCTCTGCCAGACCGTAAGGAATCAATCGTAGCTTGCCTTGTGACCATACCGGCTCAGTATTCGCCGCTTGGCAAAGGCTTGTAATGATCTCCTGGGCCTCGGTCTGCGCCGTATAAGTCGGAGAAAAAAGGATGCCGTTTGCGGTGCAGTAATTACGAAAGCCTGTTAAATCATCGATATACTTTGCCGGGAAGCCAACGCCGATTTGTTCGTCGGCGATAATCGCGGCAATGATATCCGCCGGATGAGCATCTAAAGACCCAGGATAAATCAACTTGCCATATACCTCAAAGTTTAAGTTCGGCAGACTGCCGCTGTTTCTAAGATCAAGGTTCGGCGCCGCAAGATAAGCCGTACCGGGATAGCAAAGCGCCCGCTCGGGATGCTTGGATGCCATATAGTCCCAAGGCTGCTGGCCTGCCGCTCCTGTAAAGGCGACGAACCTCAATTCGCTCGGGCTGCTGTAAATCTCCTTATCACGCCAGACCTTGCCAAAATGCGATATTGCGCCCTCACAGAGCGCGAAGATGATTGCTACTTCATAAGTATAGGTGGTTTCACTGGACGTGACTTTTCCACCACCCTTACCGCTGGTGGTCGTTTTTGTGTGCGGGATCGCAGTAAAATCCATGTAGTCAATGAGATTGCCAGCCACACGATTTGTGCCGAAAACGACGGGGACAACCGTGCCGTAAGTACTCTGCTGTACTTGCAATGCATTGATCCGGTTTTCCTCGTGGCTGATGGTCGCTCCACCACCGAATATTCCGCCCATCTACTCACCCCAATAGGAGTAAAAGCCCTGCTGCCGCACGGCAAGCTCGCCTTTACTCGCGTCAGCCAGCACTACGCCTAAATCGATGTATGCGTGAATAACCTGCGGCCACCTGATTACGATTGCCCCGTGAGATATACAACGCCCGTATTTGTAAGCCACTATATCCCCTGGCTCCGGGACATCTACCGGCTTCGTGTATTGACTAAGCCATTCCAAATACTGCTGTTTGTCGCGGTGCAAATGCCAGTCATGAGGATAATAGTCAACCTTGACATGGTTGATCAGACCGCAGTTTTCAAAAACACCGAGGAGAAACATCCCGCAATCCACGCCTGCACCCTTGACGCGCCCCATATGATGGTATGGTGTATTCAGCCATTCCAGCGCTTCTTTTACAATTGCCTGCCGCTGCTTTTCTTCGTCTTGTTTCATACCTTTTATCACCCCTTCAATACGCCGTTTCAGGAACTGGAATAAACGGATAGCCCCGAAAATTGCTCAAATTGTTGAATCTATTGCGGCAGCAATTCATACTCTTGTCACAAGCAGGCAACACCTCAAATGTATCCCCCGCCTCCGGCACTGCCTGAAACGGCAGCACGACGCTGATTGTTCCACCGGTATTGCTGCGGATGCTGCGCGTTACGTTGGTATTTGCACCGCTGGTAAATCTGATGCTGCCTTGCGACAGATAGCCGTTGTTGAAAGTTAAATTGCTTTTGACTATGCTGCGTGTACCGAATGCCGCAGCTTGCCCCAGCACTTTGAAGCGATTTAAATCCACCTTGCAGCCAACGTCACCGAGCGTGTAGATGCAAGGAGGATAGTAAAGATTGCGCGGGAATTTGACGTTTAAAAGCTGTGTCATGGCCGCAGCCGTTGCCTCGATGGTATTGCCTCCGGCGCTGTTGATATTAAACAGGCCAATCCACCATAAAAGCGCATAATTGGCGCTGATCGCTGGCATGTTGAACCGGAACGGCTCCGGCGAAAATACCCGTTCAAGCTGAAGGATCGCATTTTCAAACGCGCCATTTACCACGCCTTGCATAAAAGTAAGCCCGCCGGGAATCACATCATTTTGATCTACCGTAATAGTCAGGTTAACCTCATCAACGCTGATGCCGCGCGCTTGTTTTGTGCCGGTGCGCTCGATCAAAAACGGTAGATAGGTATTACCGCCGACCAGCAGCTTGACGTCGCAGGTTGTATAGCGTAGGATCACACCGTTTGTCAGCGTAATCGTGTACAAGTCAGCCATATAAAAAACCTGCTGTTGTAGCAGTAACTGGTTGAGCTCTTCGTTTGCTCTCTTCATCCGCTTACTCTCTTTACGGATACAAATTCAACTTTTTTTGCTTCCCATAACCGATACGTAAAGTTAGCAAATTCCATGCTGCTCTCTTTGAATTTTACGCGGTAATAGAACTCGCCGCTCCAGGAGATTACAGCACGTTCCGGCGGCGCCTTCTTAAATTTCACAATACCTGTATCAGATACGGAAAAGGGCGCGGGAACGTTGTTAACGGCTACAACGGGCGTATCTTTTACGCCATAAACCGGCTCGGTAAATCCGGCGTAGGTACGACAAAGTTGAAAATCCGTTGCTGCACCGTCGCCGACGCCAATCAGCTCGTTTTGCGCTTTATGGTCGTTAGGATCAAGGTATAAAAAATCCTCAACGTTGCCATTGCAGGCCAAGAACAGTCCTAACAGCTTTTGCAGCTCACCGCGCGCCGTGCCATCATCACGAAGGAATTCATAACTTAAGGAAAATTGCCAGCGTGGATAGGCTGACAAGACGGCACTGACATCCAGCCCCGTCGGGCTTGTCTTAGTCAGAGTGTAGAACTCCGGTGTCTTAGTTACGCTCCACGACAAGCCGCGAAGCTCTGGGAATATGGTATTTGACAATTTCATCACCTACCTGAAAGGATTTTTAAATACCAGAAGAGAAGGGTGGCATTATACAAAACTGGAGGGATGTGGATAGATGAAGCGGATACTTTTGCTCTGCTTAGCACTATTGATGCTGCAAAGCGTTTGCTTGGCAAAGATTGAGAAAGAAGTGGATAAGTTTGATGGGTCATTTTGCTACTACGTGGATGCGACTTATTACGATCCCTATAATCCTCAATATACCGTAGCCTCATTTACGCTTTTCCCTGACCCGGAAAATGGTGATAGAAAATATCTGCAGATTTTTTTAAATTCGAAGACTGCCTACGCCATTGAACCTACAATTAAAGTACAAATTGATGATACAATTTACACTTGGGATTCCAATCACCAAAGCTCGCGCAGAAATGGCGCTGTAGATTTCACATTTACTTTACCGGATAATGTCTATGAGGCTTTACTGAATACAAATAGAAATATTTCCTTGCGTTTTTTTTATAAAGACATCAGCGGCGACTACAAACAAGATTTTGCTATTCCCTATAAGAAAATCAAAGAGGTTCAGACCATGTATAAAACATATGGCAGCTCCTCTGCAAAGCAGCCTGCAAATTAAAACAGGCTGCTTTATTTTAATTCATTACCTGCCTCAAAGGATTTCCAAATCAGAACAGAGAATGGTAGCATTATACAAAATTGGAGGGATGTGGATAGTATGAAGAAGATACTTTTGATCTGCTTAGCGCTTCTGCTGGTACAGGGCGTTTGCTTGGCAAAGATTAAAGAAGGTTCGGATCATTTTGAAGGCACGTATTGGTATTATGTGGATTATAGTCGCGCGGCATCAACAATGGACTTTCTTAACTCATCTTTTATTGTTTTTTTTAGGCAGGGTGATGTTTACGATGGGAAAGGTTTTGAAATCGCTTTTCTGCGTGATGATGGCTATGCTATCGGCGACACTATAAAAATGCAAATAGATGATACCATCTTCACCTGGGAAACCACTGTCGATAGTTATCGCGGCGCTTTTGTCCGACGCTCCTTTCCGCTCCCTGAAAATGTTTACACTGCCTTAATGAACACGAAAAAAAATGTTGCCGTAAGATTTTACTTTTATTCCTTGAGCGGCGATTTTAGAGAAGACTATGTTCTCCCCTTTAAAGTGATTAAAGAAGCACAGGAACTATTTACCAAATATGTGCCAAAGACAGATTCCCCGGCGCAGGCTGCACAATAAGCAGCCTGCTTTATTTTTTACCGCGATTGAAATTCCGGTGTTCAGTACCTAAAGCCTTAACTAGAAACCGTGCGTTTTGCTTAATCTCTGCCTGTACATCTTTATTCGTGCGGCCATAATGCGCAGCGCTATAGTTCAAATTGATCGTCGGAGTGCTCTGCCCGCCGCCACTTCCTAACAAATCTCGCATCCCATCAGCAAGGCCCCCTTTGGCAGGTACAATCATTTCATCTTTGTGTACCATCGCCAGTGTATCAGCCGGAAGCCGCCAGGAACCAACATCGAAAGAGGGGATTCCCGTCAATGTCGGCGTAGAATAATAGCTGTCGGGATTGCGGCCCAGATTGATACCCGGCCCCGTGCTTTCGGTTGTTTTACTGCCGCCACCGCCAAACATACCGGTGAGCACGCTCATCAAAATAAGCATGGGCAGCATTTCGATCATTGCCGTAATGGCCGATTGAATGGACGCTACTGACGCTTGACCTGCCGCCTGCGCCGAAGCTGTTATGTTGGTATCCTTAGTCGTTTCTATCGCTTGTTCAGCTTCCGCTTTGAGTCCCCTTGTCATGATTTGCTGCTGACCTGATACTCGATCTTGTGCCAATCGCTGTGCGTTACCTTGCGCATTTGCTGCTGTAAGCTGTGCCTGCGCTGCTTTTTCTGTTACAACTTTTGCTTGATTACCAACATTTTTTTTAGGACTTCTGCGAATATCCTTTTCATCATTCTTTATTATTTGATTATCAAAAGCTTTTTTAATAATGGTCTGAGAAATCGTATCGGTAAACTGCTTTAGGATACTTTTCATGGTCGTTGACCAAATACTTTTTAAAGCATCAAGAAAATTTGCCTGCCGGGTCAGCACGTCCTGAAAGGCCTGAGACATACTGTCCTTCAGCGAATCACTGATCTGCCTAATCTTCTTAATTTTCTCATCTACCAGTGAACGTTCCAGCTCTTGTTCTTTTTTCTCATGCTGCACCTTCAGGGCATATAATTCGTTTAAAATGCGAATGGCTTCGTCGGCGCTTTTCCCGTTTGCGGCAATTTCCTGCATGATCATTTCACGCGTCGCCTGATCGCGCGCGTCAACGTACCTTTGATATATTTCCTGCATCTTCCCGGCATCCTTGGCGCATTCATTTAATGATCTTTCAAGGCTTGCCTTTTCCATCTCATATCGCTGCTCTTCGCAGGTTTTCAGCGCGGCAGTAAGCTTCTCCTGGCTGATCAAATTTTGTTCGTACAGCCAATGCAGCCGGTTTTCTTCCGCTGCGATGGAATCCAACGCTACCTGTTTTCGGAAATCGTTAATTTTATTTGCGATGCTTAGCTGATAATCAGCAAGCGTCTTTTCGGCGTTTAAAACTTCTTTTAAAGCCTGCTTATACCATACAGTTGCTTCTACTTTTTCTTTGTACGCCGCAAGCTGCTGTGTCTTTTCTGCTTCGGACAGCTTCTCTGCTTCCATTGCCGCCTTTGCCCTGAAAGCGACCTCGGCATCCAAATTCTTTCTTTTGATCTCGGCAAGTTCGGTATGATATTGCAATTCTGTAACCAGTCCACGCGTCTTGGCATTCTGAAGATCTGCTTCCTGCCCTTTGAGCATTTCGGCGAACGCATTCTTTTCCACTTGGTACAGGCCGATCTTATAATCGATAGCCTCTTGATCCGATTTCTGCACATTTTCCAAGTACTTTTTATATAGCGCTTCCTTTTCTGTCGCCGTGTAGTCGGCCAACCGAAGCTGCTGGTCGTAAAGCTTCTTCGCGTTTTCATACTCGGATTTATCTTGTCCGGATGCCCGCCCGCCGGAACTGAAGCTGCCGGCAGACATTGCAGGCATAAATTTCGGCAGCTCCGGTTTCTTGAGGCTCTCGTCAGCATTTCCATCCTCACCGACGCTTGCATTGCCGCCTTCGCCGGATATCTTTAAATTTTTCCGGATCGCATTGCCAATCTCCGCCGTTTTAGCCGCGAGCGCGTTGCCAAGGCTTACTACCTGACTCCATAGCGATTTTGCCCAATTGGGGATAAAGGACCCAACCAAGGATGCTAGTGCATCGGCGAATTTACTTACCCCTTTTTGCGCGCCGTCGACAAACCTCGGCCAAGCTTCGCTTACGCTGTCGATAATTCGTTTTACAACTTGAACGATCTCATCAAGGAATTTTGTAAAACTCGTCCATAGCCCACTGACCGCCTGTACCGCGTCGTTCCAGTACTCATAGACTAAGTAAATGATTGCCCCAAGCCCCGGAAACAGCGCCATAATTAAACCAATATTATTGGCGATAAGATCTACGATTCCATTCCACAGCCCAATGCACCAGCCCTTGAATTCTTCCCAATTTGTATAGACCAGATAGACGCACCCAGCTAATAGTGTTATCGACGCCGTAACCGCAAGGACAAGCGGGCTGATGTTCATCGCCCCTGCCAGCGCTCTAAAGGCTGCTGTCAGTCCACCCGAAAGCATGGCCTTTTTCATATTATCGATAGCATCATAAATATCATTGAGCAATACCAACGGTTTTTTCAGATTCGTGATCGAATCTGTCAGCCCAATCACCGATTGCATCGCATCTTTCATACTGCCTGCAATCCCTTTTGCAGAAGCTGTATTTTCCATTTCCGGTTTTAATCCTTTAAGCGCTTGTGAAAGATTACGGATGGATTGCGCAGTCTGCACCGCCGATTCTTCTATCCCAGCTGAGATGTTTTGCGCTGCTATGCTTGATGCGTCCGAAGCCTCTTTCATGGAGGTTGTGATAGCATCTGTCATCTCACCAAAACCATTTTTCATCTCACCGACCATATCGGTAAGGCTGCTCATCGCATCCTTTAGCGCTCCGGAAAAACCACTGGAATCCGCCTCAATTTTAACTTGTACCGTATCTTCACTCATTTTATTTCACCTCCCGCCGCTTGAAATTCTGCGGTCAATTGTCCGCCGCCGCCTTGCCGCCAAGGCGACACCTCTGTATTCTCATAATAGGATTCATCAAAGAAAACATCTGAACTTTGCTTTGCCTGCACCCGATCCGGTACAGCCTTCATTTCCATTCCCAAGCATTTCGCAATTGCCAGCGTCGTAATAGAGAGGGGCGGCAGCTCGCGCCACGACTTTTTGAGCGCTTCATAGCGCTTAAAAGTCATGGCAGAGCGCACATAATCCCACGTCCAGCCCGTCGCTGTCACGATCTCGCAATAGATCGCGGTAAAATCAACTTCTTTTTAAGGTTGCGCCTTTCGCGCCGTTACCTCCTGCACCTTTCATTTTCATGAAGCCGGAGGCGCCCATAACTGCCTCCAGCACAACTTTCATATTGCGCATATCCATCATATCCTTAACCTCATCCAAGGTCATTGCCGGATAATTCCTGGACAGTGCCGCATGACTGATCTCGGAAATCGTTGTCATCATTTCCTTGCTCAATTTGTCGCCATTTTCCGCAATGGACTGGATTTTATCGGCCATACTCTCAATCTGTCCCAAGGACAACCCCGGTACGATATACTCTTTTCCCCGGATTTTTATGCTCTCGCCTTCATAAAGTTCATTTGCATTCATCGTTTTTTACCCTCTCCCCTTATTTCATTTAGTCCGCAGACGAAAGCGTTCCAAGCCGTCCAAGTTCATCCACCGACGCCGAGAAGTCAAATTCCGGAATATTGAAATCCTCCAGCTTTGTCGTAACCAAACTCAATTTTGATGCAACGCAGGTGTTTAAAATCAGCGTCATTTCCTTGCCGCCGAACCTGCCGCTGAAAATACCCATAAATGACGGCGCAGCGCCCATCGGTTGGTTATTGATGATGATTGTTCTGCCATTTACAGCATCGCTATACATATAGGAAAGATAAACCTGCTTGTCCGCCATATCGGCATTGAACGTGTATGTACCTGTTTCATTTGCCAGTGCGTACTCACCGGTTTTCGGGGCGGAGGCTACCCTTGTCAAAGCTTTGCCTGTTGCCCCGTCAATCACGCCAAGGTCGGTTAAAAACTTGCTTTTCTTGGCAATTACTGTATAGCCAGCATCTGTTACCGTTTGGCTTTCATTAATCGTCACCAAGTTCTGTCCTACCGTTGCTGTTTCATTAAAATAAAGATCATTGTAGGTATCCATCTTAATATTGGCAAACTTCGCTTTTCCCGTAACCTTTTGCTGGCCCCGTGCCACAGCTTCCGAAAACTGATTTTGTCCGAATAATTCTTTGATATTTCCGCTAAACTCAATGCTTACTTCCTGCATTGTCCCCAACAAGCGCGGCGTTGGCACCGCTGCCTTCGGTATACAAAACATATTCCCTGCTCCAAACATATACTGACTCATAAATAATTCCTCCCTTTAATCCTCTAAAATAATATTGATTGGTATGATCGCCACCGCCTGCGGCCCTAACATACCTTCGTAGGTTTCAATTTTTTCTCCGAATTTTACGTCGCGCACTAATCCGCCCAGTGTCTGGCAGCCACTGATTTTCTCCGGCTCCAGCGCTTTTTGAATCGCGTCCAGATACCGATTGATCGCTGCTGCTGGTATTGCTTCACTGTCATTCCCAACATTGCAGTAAAGATGTAAATCTACCGCCAAATTCCACGTCGTCGGCAAGCCCGGACGACTGACCGGCACTTCGCCAGCCTGCGTCATAAAAAGTGCTGGCTGTCCACTTGGCGGTACGTTGTCCCAGTGCTTTAACACTCGGCTAACCGTGACCAGGTTTTCAATAGCTTCTATCTTTCGGAACAAAGCGCTGTAAATCTCCTCACGGTTCATGATTCAATCACCTCCTTCATTGCACCGCTGACCACTATCAGGACTTGCCAATTTGATCTTTTGCTTTGAACCTTAGACCAACCAGCTGCCTACAAAGTAATGGACAAAACATATTTTCACCCCCTATTCTTTATACGTACATGAAATGAAAAATTAGGTAGTATTTTTCAAATAAATTTTTGCGGAAATTCTAATGTCCCCTTCCGAAAACACATACTACCATTTTGTTCTTCTATTATTTATCCGTACAATTTGACCTAAAAAAGTATAGATGCTTATAAATTTAAAGACCCGAGTACGTTTTTTTCGTACTCGGGTCTCTTTGAAAGGTTGCTTTATTAATCTGGCAGGACAAGGCTTTACGGCTACTACTGCATCGGGTGATCACTATATTCCGTCACCAGTTCCTGCCGCTCCTCTACGGTACGGGCCAGGATATACAAGACATCCGACAGGCGGTTAATATACTTAATCAGCAGCGGATTAACCGGCTCGTGCTCATCCAGACTGATGATCAGTCGCTCCGCCCGGCGGCACACGGTACGGGCTATGTGTAAAATGCCGGATTCCTTGTTGCTGCCAGGTACAATAAATTTGGTAGCCGGGCTAAGCTTGGCCACATACTCGTCAATCCAGCCCTCAAAACGGGTAATATGCTCTTCCGTTAGCTTAGAGGAAAACTCCCGGCCTGACGGATCGGCCAGTTCGGCAGCTACGGCAAATAATTCGCGCTGTACGATATGAATCTTCTCCCGCATCTTAGGGTCTTCCAAGAAGTTCTTGGCAAACCCCAGCGTAGAGTTCAATTCGTCAATAGTGCCGTAACTGTCCACGCGGGCACTGTTCTTGGGAACGCGGGTTCCGTCAAGTAAGCTGGTTTTCCCCTTGTCGCCGCCACGAGTATAGATCATCAT